GAAGCGGCAGCAGCAGAGGCTCCTCCGGCAACAGTCAACGCAGCTGGAACTGCAAATACGCACATTAGCAAATCCTTACAAATTCAAGGAACGGGCGTCGTTCAACGCCGAAATCGTCGTGTTGGTTTATGAACGTGAACCCCAACCACTCAATCCACCTGATGTGGACGGTGTTGCGAGCATCAACGTAGTTGAACAGTAGGTCGTATGGCCGAGCACATTGCTCCAGCCAGAACCGGCTTTCCCGAAGGAACCGGGTAGTGTTGCCAAGCAGCAGGTCTGTCCCTAGAAGCCAGATCATCCCGACTCCAGGAGCAGCAGGACCGGCCCCGAACATCGCAGCAGGAACCCCATCAGCGAGAATCGTGAACGGAACATCCGAGTGTTCGTAACCAGCAAGAATGCCTACAAGCGGTGTCTGGCCACTGGCAGCTTGGATTTCGTCCCTGTCAGCATCCCGAATGTTGTCTGCGATGACCTTACAGTCATCTAGTTCCGCAATGCGGACATATAGATCTACAGACCGATTCTTCGTGCTCGTGGGTTCCAATTCAGTTCAAACTCCGCAGACATCAGGTTGCTAGGTAGGGGAGTATCATTCTTAATCGTGATCGTGACCTGATCGGCTTTAGAAAAGACGGGGAAGCGGTACTCACCGGACTCAATGGGGATTCCACCAACCGTCAGGTTTCCTGATCCAAGAATTCGACCAGTGAAAGTGTGGTTGTTTGGATCACGGTGATCCTGAGTCACCTCAACATTAAAGAACGAAGACTCATCATAGACCAGCGTGCCGTACCGAAGCTGAGCACGCCCATCAGCAATGATAGCACGGCCACCGCCCGGTGACGGTTCCTTCAAGGTCACGTTCGACATTTGGTAGGACATCTCGTACTTCTCACCGGCGTACCAAGTCTCTGAGGTTAGATCTTTGGTTACCGTAAAACTTGCCACACCATCAGTGACCGATGGGGTAAATCTCTCACCTGTTTCAGTGATCAACTCAATGTCCCTGCCCCTTTTCTGGTAAGGCATGGTCACCGTGGTGATGTCGTCAACCAACGGGTTTGCTCCACTGGTGAAGTTGACTGATACACCCGCAGTAGATGCTGTGAAGCGTCGATCAAGGCGGCAAACAAATGACAGGTTGGGGTCAGTCTTGCCCGGCTCAAACGGGATCTTTTCGATGAAGACCCCCTGAGTCCTGTGAACCACCATGAACAGGTCCGTGTCGATAAACCCGATACCCAGGATCTTGGCATCAGTCCCCAACGTGAACTTGTGCCAAGCGGACTGGAGCCGTTCAGACCCAGAATCTAGGAAGTTGTAGATGTACAGAGCATCTGTGTCCCCATCAGTCATGCAAGCCATGACGTTCTCGTGAGACGCGGCGGTCATCCTTGTGATCTTTCCGGGGATGTACTTAGGTATGTGGCTGGAGATGTCGGGGCCAGTGTAGACATCTTCCACGGCGTCTTCTGCGACGTACTCACGGACACCTGAGAATGACCCACGGTCGAATCCAAACATGATGGAAGCACCAATAGATTCCGGGGAACAGTTTATTAGACACTCGTAGCTGGTTGCGTGAGCCATTGCCACAGTCTTGGGGGTCAGCGTGGGTTGTCCCTCAAGGATAAACTGGTTGGTGTCTGAGAACAGCACCAGCTTCTGAGCCAAGGGGACAGCATGACGAAGTACCGCAACCCGGTTGTGAGCACTGGCCACATCAATTGGATCACCGTCCAGGAGGTCAACCACGGTGGTTCTGAAGAAGCTAAAGAACCTCCCAGACTCACTCATGATGACATTCTCACCAGCCAAGAATCCGAGGCGGTTCTTGAACAGGAAGATATCGTTGATCTTCTCACCGACGAATGATGGATCAGGGTTGGTGTCGAGGTCACCACAGATGCGGTTGGCCCACCCAAACTCGCTGTAGTCATATGTGGGGTTTGGTGATGTACCACTTTGGTGCGTGTCGCCGTCAGCTTTTTTGAAAACAAAAGTAAGATCAGCCTGACGGATCAACACATGAGGCATTGTTGAAGCGTCGAACTTCAAAGCATTATTGATGGCCGGACCTGCACATTCTTCCCAGGTTCCCTCACCCATAGAACCAGATGCACTATTGGTAACAAACTTGACATAGTAATCATCAATAGTGTCGAACGGATCTCCCTCAACCTTGAGGATCATCCCATCCTTGGCAATTACTGGAAGGTCCGTAAACCTCTGAGTAGTGTCCTTAAAGCTCTTGATGTGATTGTCACCAGCAACGCATGTTGTGGTAATAGTAAATGGGCTTGTACTGCTAACATAAACAATGTGGCCGTGCTTTGATGCGGAAAATCCGGTAAGACCAGCTAAACCAGCTCTTATGAGAGTGGCCACATCTGCCGTGTCAGACTTCCCTTGAATATCAATGGCTGTAGAATTTACAGTGACGACGTAATCATCAGATCCCGATGTAGACACGCCCTGCTTAACAAAGATCAGGGCTTCATGGGTGTTCACAGAACTAGGCGTGTCATTCGACGCCATCGCAACGGGCTGCTCGGTGTTCACGATAAACGTGACATCTGAGATCGTTACGGCACGGAACGCCGTGTCAGCATTGTCAGTGTTCAGGTACGAAACCCCATCGGGGACATCCACGGTCTCTTCGTTGTTGTTGATCAGGTCAAAGACCTTGATGGACTCATCCCGGATGATTACAGCATACCTCTCAACCTCATCCCGGTTGATCATGTGTACGAAGGTCTTGTCATCCCCAGTAATATTGGTATTCATCAGGTGCTCTGAGGGAAGACGCTTGGTCAAACCTTCAACCACAGAAGGGTATGCGTTCTCCTGAGCCTCACACTGAGTGGCGAACCGCAATGAGTCAGGTTGCTGCGATACACCGTTGATGAGGTTTGGGATCGTCTTTGAAACGAGCATTAGGCACGGTCCAGTCGATTGATGACGCTCTGACGATCAATGATCCGAGCCACATCGTAGTTATCGAAGATGCTGTAATCAGCCGTTTCCATCTCATAGTCTCTGAGAGCAAACAGAGCTGCCTGTTCATCGCCTCGGTTGAATGACGAGAGTTTCTCGGAGCCCAGAAGGCGATCCTGGTATACCCGAGCCGCACGGATCATGATGTACTTACGGGCCAACTGCGGGAGATCATCCCAGTCCAGCATGTAAGTGACCGTGTACTTCTTGGTCTCTGTGAAGGTGTATGTATGTCCCTTGCGGTTGTACAGACGGTTACCTCGAACCACGACATCAAAGTCAGGGTCAACGTGTTCACCTTCAAGGTCTACCCGAGCAACACCAGCAGACAGGTTGATCTTGTTCTCAGAGTTGGGAATCAGGGACACTTCCTTTTCGGTGTTGAAGTGCCACCCAGAGGATTGAACATCTCGTGAGATCTCATCGAGGATGTTCTCAGCAAGCCGGACATCAGCAGTGACAGATCCAGCAAGAGAGTTGATAGGAGCCTCTCCCACGTTGCTTAGCATCGTGTTGATGGCTTCCAACTTTGTGGTTAGTGCAAGGGCCATCACGGGCTCCTATGAAAGAGAAATAGGGCTGGCCTCCTTTCGGAGACCAACCCATTGAGTTGTGAAGGTCGTTAGACCTTTAAAGTCACGAGGACTTGAGACCGACGCAAGCGGCGGCACGCAGGAAGTTGTGACCCATGGCGTACTTGGCGACCATGAGGGTTCCCTGACGCTGCACCTGATAGTCACTTTCGACACCAAGGTCGAGCAGCTTGACCGTACCAGCACCGGAGCGATGGAAGACCACGCCCTGATAGTTGGAGAAGTCGATGCCGGAGTAACCAGCGGCGGTTCCCGAGTTACCACCTTCAGCACCGAACGGATCGTTACGGACGCCGTTGGAGGTGTCGCCCAAGAGGGTGTCCACATCTCCGCCGGTTCCGTCTTCGTCGCCGGTCGGGATGTGGGTGCTCATCATGCAGTTGATTCCAGCAACCTGGAGAACCTGACCACCACCACTGAGGACCGAACCTCCGGGGCCGAAGTCCTTGTTGAGAACTGCGGAAGCGGTATCGGAACCACCAGCGGACTTGAGGACTGCGTAGAATGCCGCAGGAGTGAGAACGCAGAAGCGATCACTCATGGGGATGGAACGCTCGTCAAGTCCCTGAGCAGCAGTCATGATTCCGTCGATGATGTTGTCACCAGTGTCACCACCCGTGGTCACAGTGTGTCCACCAGTGCGGTTGACTGCATCAGTCGTGTCCAGCGAACCAGCGATAAGCGTTCGGATGATCGCCTTGTCTGCGTGGTTTGCCAGGGCATAGCCGAGTTCACGGCTGTAGATGCCACGGACATCGTAGTGGTTCATTGCCTCGTCAATGTTGGCGATGAATGCACTGGAGGTCAGCAGGTTGTCGATGCTGATAATACGCTCAGCGTGATCGAACGAACCACCAGTGATTTCGTTACCAGGAACATGGTACGAAGCCGAAGCGACTCCTGCCATGGGGAACGAAGCAGACTTGCCCGACTGGATAGTGCGGACAGTGTGGAGAGGCATCATGACGTTTCTTTCCTCGAACGCAGCGAGCACTTCCCCGGAGAATGTCTTCAGGAAAAGTTCGAAGGCGTCAGAAGAACCGCCAAAAGCCTCACCCATTCGTGAAGCGGTATAAGACATTACGTCTACCTTTCTGATTAGTTAAAGATACGTTGAAAACATCGACGTTACTTCGATGGATTCTGCACCTAACCCGATCAGTCCGGTTATCCGCCGCAACGGGCCGCGTCAGTCAGTCAGTTACTTGAATTCCTGCGGTTGGAACGTCAATAGATCCGGCGAACCACCCTTCGGGGAGTTCCACCGGGTTACCGGAAAGTTCCCAAGAGGAACCATTCCAGAAATAGACATGACCCCGTATTCCGGGGCCAAGCCTAACTAGTCCATCACTTTCGGGGACGAATACGACTCTTGAGCTTTCGCACCCTGTCAGCCCAAGCATCACGATAACGCTTAGGGACTTCAGGAGCATCAGCGGCGAGAGTCGGTTCACTTCCCTTCTCCATGATGATGTCTATGAATACTTTGAAGAGAGAGGTGAAGCACGCTGCGATTGC